TTTACGTAGATCACATGGGTACAGACTTATCTGTGGCTAATGCAGCACGAGTGAGCTTTGGTAAGCGCAGTGAGATGGATACGAGTGACGTATGGGGTCCACCTAAGTTGAAAGACAAAGACGTCAAGCTAATCCGTTATCTTGCAGAGCATAAACACATCAGCCCTTTCGGGCATTGCTTTGCCAGCTTTCATGTTAGGGCACCTGTGTTTGTAGCACGTCAGTTAGTCAAGCATAAGTTCCTGCGTTGGAATGAGATCAGCCGTAGGTATGTGGACAGTGAGCCTGAGTTTTATCAGCCAACAGATTGGCGTGGGCGAAGTTTAGATGTCAAGCAGGGTAGTGCGGGTAAAATAACTGTGTCTTCTGACATAGCTAGAGACATGGCAGACTCAGCCAAAAAAGACTATGAGTACTTATTAGATCTGGGTATTTGTCCAGAGCAAGCACGTATGGTACTACCACAGTCTATGATTACTGAGTGGTACTGGTCAGGTAGTTTGGATGCATTTGCTGACATGTGTAACCTACGCTGTAAGCCTGACACACAATACGAAACACAAGTTGTGGCTGAACACATTGATACTGAGATGGCTAAACTATTTCCTGTATCATGGAAAGCATTAAGGGGGAACGAATGATGAGAGGTAACATTGACGGTGCAATTAAGGCATCAGCTATTGTAGCTTTACTTATAGCTGTGCCACCAGTGCTAATAGCTATGACGTATGACGAGTACCCTAAGTACTGTAAGCTATCTATCTTGCTGCCATGCATAGGAGTGAATGATGAGTGAAATAAAAATAACTGACATAGAAGAACACGAGGATGGTAGTGCCACACTACAAGTAGAGTGTGACCCTGAGACATTCATGGCTATCTTTGACTTAGGCTTTGTGACCTTAGTAAAGAGAGGCTTAGAAGGTGAGAAGTGGCAGACCTGTGTAAGTTGTGGTGGCCCAGCGCTGAGTGACATGTGCGGCTTTTGTTTAAAGGAAGAGTGACTATGATTAAACCTATGACACAAGAAGAAAGAGAACGTGCTACTGAAAGGAGACTTATTAATATGACTACATCAAAATCAATATGTGAGATACGCCTACACAATGCAATGGTACGTAACAACCTAACACTAGAAGAGTGCATAAATGCTATAGATACATATGCAGAAGATAAAAAGTTTCACGAGCATCTTGACAGTCTATACAATGTAGAACAGGATACATGGGATGATTGGCACGATGGAGATATAAAGTAGGAGATAATATGATACTGACCCTCGACGTAGAAAACACAGTAACTAAACGCAACGGCAAGATGCACCTTGATCCGTTTGAGCCAGACAACACACTTGTAATGGTGGGTATGCTAGATGATCACATGAATGAAACAATTGTAACGTTTGATCACGCAGAGCAACAGCCCACCACAGATGGGCGGCGTATTGTTCAGGATGCACTGGACTCTACCCGCCTGTTGGTTGCGCACAATGCCCCTCACGATCTTGTATGGTTGTGGGAGTCAGGTTTTAATTATGACGGTGACATCTTTGATACCATGCTAGGCGAGTACGTACTGCAGCGTGGACAGAAAGAGGCACTGTCACTTGAAGCATGTGCAGAACGCTATGAGCTTGACACTAAGAAGCAAGACACACTCAAAGAATACTTCAAGCAAGGCTTGTCTACTCGTGACATACCACACGCAGAACTATCTGAGTACTTGTCACATGACTTACATGCTACGCAACAATTGTTCAACCGTTTGCAGACGAAGTACGAGGAGTGCAGTTCACTGGAGCCAACGATCACACTGACTAATCAGCTTGCGATACACCTTGCACGTATCTATCAGCGTGGCTTTCAGGTAGACATGGATGCACTGATGAAGGTACGTGATGAGTTTGAGCAAGAACGTAATATTCTGTCAATTGCATTAGAAGAACAAGTTGCAGATCTTATGGGTGACAGACCCATAAATCTCAACAGCCCAGAGCAGAAGTCATGGGTTATCTATAGCCGTAGACCACACGACAAGAAGGTGTGGGCAGATTTGTTTGATGAACGTATGTCTGACACAGAGTACCGCAGTACAGTACGACTGCACAGTGATCGTTTATACAAACAAAAAGCACATCAGTGTAAAGAGTGTTACGGCACAGGACAGGTAAGAAAGGTAAAGAAAGATGGTACTCCATTCGCTAGGACTAATAGATGCACTGCTTGTAATGCTGCTGGCTTTGTATATACTGATACCACTACTCTGGCAGGACTAAAGTTCTCACCACCTACAGCCAAGTGGGTAAGCTCCAATGGCTTTGGTACAGACAAAGGTAACTTGCTATACCTTGAGGGCATTGCACGTTCCAAGGGTTTAAAAGAAGCAGAGCTATTCTTACAGAACCTACGTAGATTGTCTGCAGTAGAAACGTATCTCAGCAGCTTTGTAGAGGGCATAGCAACGCATGTAAAGAATGACGGTAGGTTGCATGTACGCTTACTGCAACACCGCACTGGTACAGGCCGTTTATCAGGTGCAGACCCTAACATGCAGAACATGCCACGTGGTGGTACGTTCCCTGTTAAGCGTGTGTTCACATCACGTTGGGAAGGTGGTCAAATTATGGAAGCTGACATGGCACAGTTAGAGTTTCGTGTTGCTGCATTTCTTGCGCAAGATGCTACTGCCATTGAGGAAGTGTCTACAGGCTTTGATGTACATGCTTACACCGCCAAGGTTATCAGTGATGCAGGTCAGCCTATGTCACGGCAAGAAGCTAAGGCACATACATTTGCACCTTTGTACGGTGCCAGTGGTTTTGGTAGGTCACAAGCAGAAGCGACATACTACCAACAGTTTACGACAAAGTATTCTGGTATTGCCAAGTGGCATGAGGCACTAGCCAAAGAAGCATTGAACACAGGCAAGATCACTACGCCATCTGGACGTGAGTTCGCTTTCCCTGACGTTGTACGTAGACGCTTTGGGGGTGTGACATTTTTCACACAGATAAAAAATTATCCAGTGCAATCGTTTGCAACTGCTGACATTGTACCCATATCTCTGATATACATAGATAGGTTACTAACAGCAAACAGGCTACACAGTTGTGTAGTAAACAGTGTACATGACTCAGTTGTGATTGATGTGCACCCAGATGAGAAGGACAAAGTACTAAAGGTTATTAGCACAGCTAATGACAAACTAATCGCAATCGTCAACCGCAAGTGGGGCATAGATTTCAATGTACCTCTATTATTAGAGGCAAAGATTGGTCCGAATTGGCTTGACGTAAAAGATGTAATATGATATAACCACCATTCGTCTAAAAGAAAAGGAGACTTAATATGAATCAAGTATCAACAATCGACACAAACAATTTCTCAGCAATGGCCCAAGCAATGGGCATGAACGCAGATGCACCAAAGCAATCTGCTAAAGCAAGTACACTTGCACGTTTACGTATTCATCACTCACCTATCATGGGTCAGCAAGAAGTCAATGGTAAGATGAAGAACGTAGAGGTTGTAAGTGGTGGCACCTACAAGCTAGAGATTCCAGATGGGCCTACATACTACGCTGAGAGTGTGTCTATTCGTCCTTACCTGCAACGCTTTATGCACAAGAAGTTTGTTATGGGTAATGACTCAAGACCAAACCGTTATGTCAAGACAGTTATGGCTAATGACCTTAACGCTGACATGAAAGACAACGATGGTGGCTTCAATTGCGGTAAACCTGCTGGTTTTATCCAAGATTGGGCTGCACTACCAGACAACATGAAAGACTTGATTAGATCAATTAAGCGTGTTCGTGCATTGTTTGGTGTCGTTGAGATGGTCAATCCTACCGACGATCAAGGTAACTCTGTTGACGTAGAGTCTACCCCATTCATCTGGGAGATTGACAACCGTGACGCATTTAAGACAGTCGGTAAAGTATTTGCTGATCTGACAAAGATGCGCCGCTTGCCACCACAGCACTATGTGTCAATGACCACAACAGAAGTACCGTTACCTAATGGTAGCAGCTTCTATGTGCCTAATACTTCACTGGACCTGAACAATACGTTGGACATGGACAATGAGGCACAGGAGAACTTTGCTAACTTCATGGCATGGATTGAGAATTACAATACGTATATCCTCAACTCATGGGATGAGAACATGCATAAGAATGAAGAGGTTGACACAGAGACTGTGGAAGAGTTCGTAGACATTGACGCAGAGGATTTTGTCTAATGAACCATCCTGCTGAACTGGCGATCAATCAGTATCTTGAAGATGCTACATCTGGTAAATCAACAATGTCAGAAGAAACAATCAAACAGATTGGTGAAGATGTAATGGATGCTGTTAGACGCCAGTTTGGTGGGGGCAATAAGCGTGACGAGTTTCGGTTGCGTATGTCCAATGTGGGCAGACCGACTTGTCAGCTTTGGTTTGAAAAGAATAAACCAGAGAGAGCGTTGCCTAAACCAACAACATTCGTAATGAACATGCTGATGGGTGACATCGTAGAAGCAGCGTTCAAGGGTATCATAACAGAAGCAGGAGTTAAGTACGAAGACGATGACAACTTTGTTGAACTACAGTTAGGTGACACTACAGTAAAGGGATCATATGATCTTGTGCTGGATGGGGCAGTCGATGACGTTAAGTCTGCATCGGACTGGTCATACAGAAACAAGTTTGAATCATTCCAAACACTAAAAGACAGTGACCCATTCGGTTACGTAGGTCAACTAGCTGGCTACGCTAAGGCTGCAGGTAAGAAAGCAGGTGGCTGGTGGGTAGTCAACAAAGCCAATGGTGGAATTAAATATGTTCCAGCAGAGGGTATTGACATTGACGCAGAAATTACTACATTAGAAGATACTGTAGCCACAGTAAACGCTAATGAGTTTAGGCGTTGTTTTGATCCTGTACCTGAGACATTTAGGGGTAAGGCATCGGGCAATAAAGTACTGAACAGTAATTGTAAGTTCTGTGACTACAGATTTGAGTGTTACCCTACGCTACAAGAGTTACCATCAAAGGTGTCTCAAGCTAAGGTAAAGCCCATTGTGGCATACGTAGAAGTAAAGGAGTATTAAATGCTAGGTGATGACGAAATAAAAGAAATGCAAGAGCAGATCAATGCTATGGAAAAGGATCTTCTTGAGCGTAAGAAAGCTTTACATGAGGCTAAGTACGCAGGATTACGTTCTGCTATGGAAGCACGTAAAGCAGCAGAAGCAGCAGTACGAGAAGAATTACGCTCATTAGGTGTACCTACTGTAAGTAGTTTGCCTAGTCCTTGGAATGGGTTGTGGCGTATCTAATGAATGGCAAGCAGTTTGCCGCTGCTCTGAAATATGGGTATAGGAGTGGGCTAGAGATCAAAGTAAAAGACTACTTGGTAGAGCGTAATATTCGTGTCAAGTACGAAGCCATTAAGATTGAGTGGGAAGATCTTATGTACCGCACCTATACCCCAGACTTTGTGTTACCTAATGGGATCATAATAGAAACAAAGGGTAGGTTTACAGCAGACGATAGACGTAAACATGCCGCTATTAAGAAACAGCATCCAAAGCTAGACATTAGGTTTGTGTTTGAGAGTAGTAGACGTAAGCTGAGTAAAGGTGCTAAGACAACCTACGGTCAGTGGTGTGAAAAAAATAAGATCTTGTTCTACGACAGGATCATCCCAGAAGATTGGTTAAATGAAAAGGGTAAGGACATGCATCCTGATCTAATACATTTCCCATTCAAAAAAGTGAAGAGGAAATAATATGACAGAAGAAAAAGTATTTATAGACTTTGATCCAAATGATTTCATTGTACGTATTACACCATTCCTAGACCAAAAGGGTAACTGGACAGGTGAGTTGATGGTAGGTACTGTGACTACAGGAGAGAACACTACTACAGATGACGACTACGTAAACCTAATGCGCTTGTGTCACATGGTTTGTGCATCTATCCCAGCTATGGAAGATGACAATGATATACGAGACACACTTGCCAAGTATGCCAATGATGTGTTAGAAGAAGAAGAGGCCGCACCAAAAGCTACAGTGGAGAGTGTAGAAGACAATGTGGTTAAAGTAAAGTTTAATTAGAGGAGATATGTATGTCAGATAAAGATATGGTAAACTCACCAGAGCACTACAACTTTGCAGGAGTAGAATGTATTGATGCTATTCGTGCAGCAACTGGTGAAGAAGGATTTCAGTATTACCTGCAGGGTAACATTATGAAATACCTATGGCGATACAGATATAAGAATGGTATAGAAGACTTACAGAAAGCGCAGTGGTATCTGAATCAATTAATTGAGGAAGAGAACGGTGATAGTTAAAGTCTTCCTTACACTAGAACTAGACGAAGACGAATATCCTATTCCTGTGGATGGCTTTGTTGATGAAGAAGTAAAGGATGCACTACAGGAATTTATCTACGATGTAGATGGTATGAAGATTAAAGCAATGAAACTAATTACGGAGTGATGTATATGGACAATTATTTACCAACAGACTATCAATCCTTCATTCATAAGTCACGTTACGCACGATGGCTTGATGAAGAAAGTAGACGAGAAGCATGGGATGAAACAGTAGATCGTTATATGAATAACGTAGTTGAGCCTGTAGTTGACAGTGGTGCTAGTGAGGCTGACTTTAATGTTGCTCACGATATTGAGCAAGCTATTCTTAGCTTAGAAGTTATGCCCTCTATGAGAGCTATGATGACCGCTGGTAAGGCATTAGAACGTGACAACACTGCAGGGTATAACTGCAGCTACCTACCCGTAGATGACCCTAAGTCCTTCGACGAGGCTATGTTCATCCTCTTGTGTGG